TTAAAGTCTTTTCATGCAGCCCAAAACATGGTATATATGCCTAATCATTCGCTTTGGTAATTCCTGTATTCCATATTCAGGAGACTTATTTGTTGGTATCAGTGAATAATTCTCTGGATTTGTTGCCGGTCCAATTCTTTTTATTGTTCTCATTTCATTTGTTGTAACAATAGCATATACTTCACCAAAAGGAATAAACGAAAAATCCTCTATTTTTTTCAAGGCAATCATATCTCCATGAGCTATTTCCGGCTCCATAGAATGCCCGGTAACATTGCACCAGCAAGTTGCCTCGTTATATAATTTGAAATCGATTAGATATTCCGGATTGATGGTTTGGTCATTCAATACTAAATCAAATCCTCCTATGAAGTCAACATTATAATAAGGGACTCCGGTCGTATAATTGATTATAGGGTTAGACTGCTGTGAAAGGAACATATCTCCTTCTCCAGTTAGAAGCCAATCGGAATTCAACTCTGGGAATTTTCTAAGAATATCCGTTAACCCCCTTTTTCCTAAGGAGTCTTTAACTTTACGCACATAACCGTTGGAAAGACCGCAAAGTCTCTCAAATTCAGCAACGGAAAGTCCTTTTGCTGATACAAATTCTAAAATTCTACTATTTACATTCATGATTTAATTGGTTAATAAATGCAAATAATAGGAATTTCCTAAGATTTTCCTATTGCATTCTAATTAATATATCTAAATTTGCAATACAAAAATAAGAAAACAAATCAACAAACTACATTTATGGTAAATAAAAAAATAAAAATGATGCCTACTATTAGAGCATTGGGAAAAGGAGAAGCTGCTGATTTTCCAATAGAAAAGATGCTTTCTGTAAAATCTATCTGCACAAGTCTGTCAACTGCTATGGGTATAACCCTAAGAACCTCTTTAAATAGAGAGGAGAAAATCATTACTGTAATCAGAGAGAAATAAACATAAGATACATCAACTACCTGATTGATATAGTATGATAACAAAGAACTTGGATATATCAGAAAATGAAAAGATACAAATCTATGGAGATGACGTGCACGCAAAATCGCAACAACATGTAAAATTATCGAAGTAAAGCGACTCAAAGACGCAATAATATAAAAGTTCAGTTCTATGCTAAATGAAGATGTTTTAAAAATCGTATTGAACAACAAGACTTTCGGGCGCGATGAAGCTGCCGATATTGTCGGTGGGTTGTCAAGGCTGACAAAATTAATCGGTAGCGGATTAATCCGTGCAGAGAAAAGGACACAGAAGCAAAACGGTAAATGGTTCTGTAATGCCTATGATGTGCTAAGGCACGCTTCCTTGAAATATTGATTATTTGAAAGTCAAATAGTTATACTAAGTTAAGCAATTGATTTTAAATGTTTTAACGTTTGGTGCTTAAAGTAAAAACAGTTAACTTTATATCAAATAAAAGAGCTAATAATCAATAAGTTATGAAGCAAAGTTCTATAATTTCCACTTGGGTTCTATCGTTTATTACGATGGTCGTGTTTGCAGAAAGTCCTAATGTGATATTCTACTTATCGTTTATCGTATTCACCCTAATGTCGCTCTGTATAAAAAAGCACGATAAGGAGTTTGAAAATGAAGAATCCGCTAACGATAAATACTATGAATAATCAGCTTAGAGCGCGTCTTGAAGACTTGTATATTGAACTTGACGCAGTTAACAGAATGACTGAACTTCAAGCCGTTTCATTGTATAACTGCGATTACAAACAGGAAGTGGTTAATCTCATCCAAGAAGATATAAAATCAACGGAGAAAGAAGTGCGTGATTATGAAGATGATGAATTTGAAGCAGAACAAGATAATATATGCCGCTCTCTCGGCATATCGAGATATTGTTGAACTTTAAAATATTTGAGCAATGGAAGAAAACAATCAACCAACGGAATTGCAGCTTATCCAGGCTAAACAAGCTGCCGAATTTGCAATGACACCAGTAGGTCAGACTGTAAAACAATTCGAGGTCATGCAGCGCATGGCTAACATGTATACGACAAGTACTATTGTACCGGATACTTATAAAGGAAATGTAGGTAACTGTGTGATAGCCTTAGACATGGCTATGAGAATGGGGTGCAATCCTCTTATGTGTATGCAGAACCTTTACATCGTACATGGCAATCCGGCTTTCAGCAGTAAATTTCTAATTGCAACCATTAATGCGAGCGGGCGTTTTTCTCCTCTACGTTACGAATTTAAGGGTGAAGAAGGCACGCCCAGTTATGGCTGCCGTTGTATAGCCTACGAATCGTCAGACAAAGAGCACAAAGAACCGCTTCATGGAGATTGGATTACCATGGAAATGGCAGATAAAGAAGGTTGGACAAAAAAGAACGGTTCAAAATGGCAATCAATGCCAAGTCAGATGCTTCGTTATCGTGCCGCCGCCTTCTGGCAGCGTGTTTATTGCCCAGAAATATCAATGGGGCTTATCACCAAAGAAGAAGCTGATGATATTCAGGATGCCGAATATGAGGAAATCAAGCCTAAAGATAAATTGGCGTCTTTAGCAGAAAAAGCAGCTGGAGTACAAGATGCCGGAGACTCCCCTACTCCATCCGCGCCCCAACAGTCAAGCCAGGCAGCCGGCAAGAATCCCACCCCTAAATCCTTATTGTAATGGAAGCGCAACACACGTTAGAATGGTATAGAAAACGTCTTGGCAAAATCACCGGCTCCCGTGTCGGTGATTTAATGAAATCCAGCCGGAAGAAAGATGAGATGTTCGGCGACACAGCCAAATCATACATTTACCAACTCGCAGCCGAAAGAAGTATGAATCCTGCAATCGTGGAAGATGACGAGTCTTTTGATATGTATCTTCAACAAGTAGGCTTTTCTTCAAAGGCTATTGAATGGGGAAATATCCAAGAGGAAAACGCCCGCAGATTATACATCAAAATAACCGGAAGGAATATGGTTGAAACTGGTCTTTGCGTTCACCCAAACATTCCAAACTTCGGTTCTTCTCCTGATGGGTATTATTATGGCGAAAACGGCGAGAAAGGGGTTCTTGAGATAAAATGCCCCAATCAAAACACATTTATGAAATACAAGATTGAAGCCACAGATAATGCAGGATTACTATCTGTAAAACCTGAATATTTCTTTCAGTGCCAATCCCACATGATGGTTACCGGTGCAAATTGGTGTGACTTCGTTGTGTACTGCCCGTTTCAAAGTAATCCCATACATATAGTGCGGATAAACCCGGATTATTCATGCTTCGCCATGATTGAAAAGCGTATCTGCGCTGCTAACGAAATCATCAATGAATTAATTGAGGAGGAATAATAGAAAACAGTTTAACGCACGGTCTGCATACTTAGCATGAATTTAAAGAATACTTGACAATGAAACTTGATATTATAATTAAACAGCTTGACAGCGACTGCTTTGATGTCCACATTGGTGACAAGAGTACCGACATGCTGTCGTTTGATGAAATGCTTGGGGTTGTTGCGCAATTGACTGTTCCTGAAAATAAAAGATGCCTTCAGTGGCTCAAAACCAAAGAGCAACACGAAGCTTTCAGAAATAGAAACTTAAAAACAGAGCAATGAATACACAATTAGCAATCCAAGAAACTGACCTCGAACTGGTCGTAAGTGAAAAAACATTAGGCAGTCTTACTACCAATGCAATTCAAATCAGAGATATGGTAAAAGCAGCTTTGCCAATGTATGATATTTCCAATTATAACGATGAGAATATCGACCAAGCGAAGAAAGACAAGGCAGCTCTCAACAAGGCGGCAAAAGCACTCAATGCCAAACGTCTTGAAATTGAAAAAGAATTTATGAAACCTTTCGGGGAGTTCAAGGACATTGTAAATGAAACCGTGAAACTCATCGGCGAGTGCTCCGCCAAGATTGACACAGTAGTCAAACAGAACGAGCAGCAATACAAGGACAAGAAGAAAGCCACTATCAAAGCTTACTTTGACGGTATGAATGCAAACCTTGTGGACTTCAACAAGGTATTTAAACCGGAGTGGCTCAACAAATCCATAAGTTATAGAAGTGCATGTTCTGATATTGATGCCATATTTGCTAAGGTTGAAAACGAACTCTCCACGCTGAAGGGGTTTGGTGAGGATTTCGATGTCCTCCGTACTTATTATATGGATACGCTCAATATCGCATCTACTATCCAGTATGCCAACCGCCTAAAGGAACAGCGTGAGCGTGCCAAAGCAGCAGAAGAAGCGCGAATCAAGGCTGAACATGAAAAGAAAGCCGCCGAAGAAGCCCGAATGAAAGAGGAAGCGGAACGGGCCAAGCAGAATTCAGTCAATCCATTTGCAAGAACCAGACAGCATGTCACCAATGAACCACCTGCCTTTGTCGAGCAAGCCAAAGCCCTGGAACCGGAGTTTCTGACGAGAACTTTTACTGTTACCGCAACTCGTGAAAACATAATCGCTCTTGGCGACTTCATGAATGATAATAATATTGATTTCGACAAGATTGAACTTGCAGATACCCTATGCAATACAGATTTAAATTCCATTGTTAGAATGCTTGAATATGGTGCAAATCTGATAGACAAAACCTCTACCAAACCTTGCGAAGCAGATAAGGCAAGGCAATTCAGAAACATGATAAAGAAAATTCAAAAGAAAATAGAACAATGAAAATTACAATCAGCAAACCGACCGAGTTTGAGGCGGTCTACCTGAAAGTAGATGCAGGTGTCCGCTATTGGGAAGATGCAGAAGTAAACGGAGTTAGTGATTCTGAAAATCCGCCAACTATTCCTTGTGCTGAATTTATCCATGCCGATAATGAATACCGCTGGCGACCTATTATCGACATCGACAATGGAGTTATCACTAATTGGAAAAAAGGTTTTACCGCACAAGTTCACTATAAGGTATGCGATGATGGCATTTATACAGTTACTGATAAAGATGGCAACATCATTGTTGAGTATGAGGGTTACGTTCCATCCATCATGTGCCCGGAAGATGAAGGATATGGCGACTACATCATTATGAATATTGACAAGAATGGATTTATTCAAGGATGGAGAAAGAATTTAATCAGTAGAATTATACAAGAAGAGGAGGATTAATTATGCTACATACATGGTTTGAATGTAAAATCCGTTATGAAAAGACAATGGATAACGGAATGAACAAGAAAGTAACGGAACCCTATCTGGTTGACGCGCTCAGCTTCACGGAAGCGGAAGCACGCATCATCGAAGAGATGACGCCCTTTATTTCCGGTGAGTTTACAGTTTCCGATATTAAACGCGCCAACTATAGCGAACTCTTTCCCTGTGAGGAAGACAGTGCCGACCGCTGGTTCAAGTGCAAGCTAGTTTTCATCACACTGGACGAGAAAAGCGGTGCGGAAAAGAAAACCTCTACCCTGGTATTGGTGCAGGCTGCCGACCTGCGTGATGCAGTGAAGAAACTGGATGAGGGCATGAAAGGCACAATGGCCGACTACCAAATTACATCGGTAGCGGAAACCGCCATCATGGATGTATATCCGTACAGCGCAGAAGAGCGGACTATTGATTCCATTGGAGAAAACGCCAACTCTCCCGTTGTTCGTAATTTCATTCAGTCACTCCCGGAAGGCTGCAAGACAACCATTACCGTAGGAGGAAAGCAGGTCGTAGTTGACAAGACCGGAAAAGATACAGTAGTAACCCCACAAGACAAAGAAAGCGATGACATACGAGGAGATGATTAAACTTGCATCCAAAGCTAAATCATACAAAAAGCCGGCAAACGATGAGCATAGGATACAGTGTGCTTGTGTAAAGTGGTTTAGATTGAAATACCCCAAACTGAAAGATATGCTGTTTGCTGTTCCGAACGCAGCCAGAAGAAGCGCAAGGAACGGAGCATATATGAAAGATGAAGGGATGCTCCCCGGCGTTGCCGATTTAATCCTTTTAAAAAGCAACCGCTTCTATGGAGCTTTGTGTGTGGAAATGAAAAAGCCTGGTGAATACCAAAGACCTGCACAAAAAGAATGGCAGAAAGAATGTGAAGCCGCCGGAAACAAATATGTAGTCTGCCGGTCTTCGGATGAATTTATGAGAGTTGTAACAGATTACTTAAACGATGTATAATCATGGAACAGGAAATAAAGGAAATTAGCGATTATCTGAATATTACTTGCTCTAATAATCCGCAAGAAATTCAGGAACGCATATCAACAATAATGGTATATATGATGCGTACCGGTGAAATGCTTGCTAATGCAAAGAAAATGCTTCGCAAGAAAAAGTCGGATGAAATACAGAATACAATCATTCGAATAGCCAAAGAGAATTGCCTTTCTGCTAAAATACAGAATGCTCTACTCGACAGTATTGCCGAAGACGAAGCGTTTTTGGTAGACAAACTGGACAGGCTTAACGCCTCATGTGTACATCAACTTGATGCGCTACGAACACTTCTCAGCTTCGAGAAAGAATCGCTTCGGCTCACCAAGACCGGATATTGATAAACAATGTTTAAGTAGCTGATAACAAGATGGATATATTTGTATATCTATTAATTTAAAGTTAACTTTGCTGCATACAATCATTTGATTATCAACAATATGAGTGACACAAAAAAGAAATCGTTTGTTTTCTATATCGAATGGCAGGAAGTGCTGATGGAATATCCCGCGGAGGTCAGACTTGAAGTGTACGATGCGATTATTGAGTATGTTGCATCGGGGACGCTATCGGAGCTGAAACCGTTGGCTAAGATGGCATTTTCCTTCATAAAGAAGCAAATCGATTCCAATAATGACAAATATAACAGTCTTGTCGAGAAAAGACGTGAAGCTGGCAAAAAAGGTATGGCAAATCGGTATTCTGGCGAAAAATCAACAAATGATAACAAAGCTAACACAAGTTATCAAGATGTAACAAAACTAACAAATGATAACAACGCTAACTATAATGTACCTGATAATGTACCTGATATTAATAATTCTCTCTCTAACGCACGAGATGGAATTTTAGATGGTAATCCTGTAAACTCCAATTTTGAGCAAGATTTAAATCTTACGGAATGTCGTAGAGAATTACTTGCCAATCAAAGTTGGATAAACCAGCTATCAATGAATGTACATTCCGTAGGCTACTCTTTCTTTACCGAGGACGTATGCAGGGAGTATATAGGCAGGTATTTTATGGAGTTACAGAACCGTGGTATAGAAAGGAAATCAGTATCTGATGCGACATCCCATTTTTCAAACTGGCTGAAAATAGAACTTAAAAAACAGAAAGACAATGACACAAGAGGAGCAACAGCTTTCAGAACGCATTCAGGAGCTTCAAAACAGGGAACGGAAAAAGAAGCTCGGCGAAATGGACATATCCCGGATTCTACAGACGCACGCAAGGATTATTCGGGACATTTCTGAATACGACCTGTCCGACTATTGTGAGTTTGACCATCACTGCGCCCTGATTGAGAAACTTGGCGACAACTATATGGGGCGGGAATTCCGTGAGTTCTGTGTAGACAATTACAACCGCGACGTACTCAGGTTCCTTGTTTATTACTTCAATGATTGCAGGCTTGCAGAGGGCATTTTTCCTGACCGCGGATATAAAATCCACAAGAACCTGCTTATCATCGGAGACCCTGGCACTGGAAAAACACTCATTATGCAAATATTTTCAGATTACCTGAAATTGACACATAACCCAAATATGTTTTGCAACCTGTCTGTTACAGAAATGATGAACTATTACAAGATTCACGGACATATAGACCGTTTCACCTACAATGAAACAGCCGAAAAGTGGTCAATGGGTGGAAATCCGTTCAACGTCTGCATTAATGACATCGGACTGGAAACGGAGAATCAGAAAAGTTACGGTACAAGTCTTGACAGCGTAATAGACGAATTTTTGTATGCCCGATATGAAATTTACCAGTCACACTTTAAGAAATACCACATCACGAGTAATCTTACCGTTAAGGAGTTCAAAGCCCGCTTTGGTGAGCGGCTGGTAGACAGATTCAAAAGTTTTAATGTCATTCCCCTGCTTGGTGACAGTCGTAGAAAATGACAGTTATACTAAGTTAAAGCATAAAACAACAAGAAATATTTATTTGGAAAACAAATAAAAATAAGATAACTTTACATCAAATAAAAGAACCAATAAAACTAAGAGCAATGAAGAAAATATCTACCCTTTTTTGTCAGAAAAGTATTATTATAGAATACAAACCTGTTTCCGAAAATATGATTTTGGAAGGAAATCAATACAAGATAGCCCTATTGTTCATTCTTCAATAAAGTTGCCGTTTTAATTTATTTGAGTTGCAAATAAAATTATATTATGAAACCAAGAAAACAACTAATTGACGCCGCCGTAGCCAATGGTAGCATTGACAGAATGAACATGTTGCTATCCGCTGCACACCTGCTGAACTGTGAAGCCAACAGCTTGGTGGAAGAAGCAAGCGATTTAATGGCTGAAAACGGTCTTCTGCTTGGAAACTTGAAGAAGCTGCACAACGACTTTGTTAGAGTTGCCGACAAGTATTTCAAAGAGTTTGCCACCCTCGTAACCACCGATACCGCCAAGATGGATATGTTTTCCGATTTGGACGGATTCGACAGTGCTTTCAGAGAATGGGCGAAAGTACCTAATGACTGGAAACCGAAGGATGTTCCCTCAAATGAAACCTATTTATAACCTTATAACTCTCCTCATGGACTGGCTTTCGGTAGAGGTCGGAGCGAATGAAGAGTGGTTCTGAATTATGGAAATGAAGAAAAGCGAATTGACACACGGCTCTCTGTTTAGCGGCATCGGTGGCCCGGAAATAGCTGCCGAGATAATGGGCTGGAAAAACGTGTTCCATTGTGAAATAAACCCGTTCGGGAGAAAAATACTTGATTATTGGTTCCCAAACAGCAAAAGTTATGAAGACATCACGAAAACAGATTTTACAGAGTGGCGGGGAAAAATCAATGTCCTCACCGGAGGTTTCCCCTGCCAGCCTTTTTCTTGCGCCGGACAGCGAAAGGGAGCGGAAGATGACCGCTACCTCTGGCCGGAAATGCTACGAGCGATACGGGAGATTCAGCCCGATTGGGTTGTTGGTGAAAACGTTGCTGGAATCCTCTCAATGGTACAACCCGGCAGTGAAACTGCGTTGGGACGTGAAGAATCTCTGTTCGGAGAGGTTGACCGAGAAAGAATATTGCATCGGCAGGAATACGTCGTCGAAACAGTGTGTAACGACCTTGAACGTGAAGGATATTTCGTCCAACCGGTTGTTATTCCGGCTTGTGCCGTCGGAGCGCCGCACAGAAGGGACCGTGTCTTCTTTATTGCCCACCGTGCAGACGCAGGGGTTGAAGGTATGCAACGAAAATGGGAAGACAACATTCTATCCGGTAGAACTGCTCCCGACACCGACAGCCATAGATGGAGGAACGGGAAGAATCAACAAGTCACTATCGCCGAACGCAAAGGAACGGCCAACATTGGCACTTTCCGCGAAGATGGGACTTCTTCCTACTCCCAATGCTCGGGAAGCGGACAAATATACAAAGAAGTACAATCCGAACAGCCAAATGGGCACAGCTTTGACAGCAATGGCGGTAAACGGAATGTTGCCTACTCCAAGAGCCAACAAAGCGAACGATATAAATCTGAACAACCTACATCTGGCACAACGGAACAAAGGGAACTTGGAAGAAGCTGTTGCGAAAATAATTCAAAATACGCCATTAGGGAATGGAAAAACTTCCCAACTCAATCCCCTGTTTGTAGCCGAGATGATGGGATTTCCACCAGATTGGACGGTATTGCCTTTTCAAAGTGGCGGCAGGAATCGATAAAGGCATACGGCAATGCGATTGTCCCACAAGTAATGTATGAGATATGCCTGGCAATAGAATCTATAGAAAAAGGCAAATAGTATGAACATCCATCAGACAGTCCCCCGCTCCGATTGCACCTCTTTCGCCAAATGTGGCAAGTATTCCCTTGCCTATTGCCGGAAGTACGGTGCATCCGAATGCGGCCCGTGCGAGATAGTGAAACGGAAACCGAGGAACCGGGTGATGGTGGACGGGGTAGAACGCAAGGTGTGCAGCCGCTGCAAAAGACCGCTTTTACTATCCTGCTTCTATGACAGGACAATCTATCGCAACGGAAAGGCGTATCACATCAAGACGTCATGGTGCAAGATGTGTGTTTCGGAAGACAATCGGGAACGGAATAAAAGGAAGGAAAACAAATGAATATAAAGAAAATAAAGGAACATAACCCTCAATCCTTTTTAGACGATTTGAAACGGGTAAGGGAAATCATGGTCTATGTAGCGCATACCAACTCCTACTATAAGATTCTTAAACATGAATTATTGAGAGATGCGGAAGAGAAAGCCATCACGTACTATATCACAGATTTTATATTCGCCAGAAAACGTGATGTCATGGTAATAATTTAATCGAGAAAAATATGAAACAGACAGTAGAAGAAGCAGCCTACAACTATCTCCAAAAGATATTGGAATCAAGCGATTTTGAGATAAACTTTGAAGAAGATAATTATGATGCCGGTGCTCGCGATGCAGTACTTGATGTAACAGAACGGGCTTATATAGCTGGTGCTGAATGGCGCATTAATAGCGTGTGGCATAAGACCAAAGATGAAGTGCCACAAGCTCATGGAAAATACGAAAATGAACATTATCCGCAGATACCATGCCTTGTATATGGGAAATTAAGCACTGGAACTGGTTACGGTGTCCGCTATTGGAATGTAACAGAGCAGTGCTGGGACGATGAAGAGTGTGATGATTACGAGTGTTCCAAAGATGCCATTGAAGAATGGGCGTATTTGGATGATTTAATACTAACCGAATAACATTTTTATGAACAGAGAAGAAGAAATAAAAGCAGCCAATCCCTATGGTAACAGTAGTAGTTTCGCATCAGGTAAAATGATTGGATTTACCATTGGGGCAGAATGGGCAGATGCTCACCCCAAGAACCCTTGGATAAGCGTTAAGGAACAGTTACCAGAAGAAAATGAGAATATCATTATCATGTGCAAGCATGGCGCAATATTTAATGGCACATACTGTAATGGAGTATGGTTCTGTATGGACGGTTATATCAATGATATATACAAAGACAGTCCTATTTATACTTCAATGAGCAGTATACCTCCATTATGGGAGCCTGTGGCATGGTTTCCCATCCCCTCTTTCGATGAGATACTCGAAGCCAACAAGGATGTACTGGAACGGATTAAGGAGAAAGGAGATTAAAATATGGAAAGATTGAGTAAACACGGATACAGAGAAGTAAAGAACTATATCCATAACGAACTAAAGTTGACTAAAGAGGATATAAAGGAAATTATAATTCCAATCGTGAAAGAGGAAGTTAAACGTATCTTTCATAACACCTATGGAAATGATGTTGATGTAGAGAGGTGGATTCGCTGCATGGTTTCCGACGAAATACAAAGGCATGGTGATTACTCTATGTTGAGGAATTTATGTAGGGAAGCAATTAAGGAAGAGATAAGTAATGTATTGTCAATTGATATAAGTATTAAAAAGAAAGAGGGGTAAAATATGCAGAACGAAATTTTTTGGAATGAAAATACTCGTTATGAGATTTATAATCCAATTGAACACTTTAAAGTATGAAGAAAAAAATTATCATTTTGGCAACAGTTGCACTATTCGGGTGCAATAACTCTGGAGAATACCCTATAGAACACCGTACAATTGAGGGAAGCGTGACTTATCTCAATGATAGTATAGTGATTATCTGTACCCATAAAAAGGGGCTTGACAACTACGAAACGAAGATTATTAATTTGAAAAGACAATAGCCATGACCGAAGAACTTGTGACATTAGAGACTGCGAAGCTGCTGAAAGAGAAAGGTTTCAATTGGAAGTGTGAACACCTAATAGACCGCAATAAGGTTATTACAAAATATGACCTTCCGCAAAGTATGTCGTGTTGTACGGAAATAGATAACGAATCAGTTGAATTTTTGTGTCCAACATTGTATATCGCCCAAAAGTGGCTGCGTGAAAACAAGAAGCTACACGTTGAAGTATCCTATATGTATGGAGACTATTGGATATATGATATACTAACAATACCGAACCATGATTTAGTGGGATTATCCGACAGGCCTTTGGTGCATTATAAAAGCTACGAGGAAGCACTTGAAGCCGGAATACAAGAAACTTTAAAACTTATATGGGAATGGACCCTGTTGTAAATGATGCTTATAGGCTTAGAAAACTTTTAGAAAAAGCAACGGGGCTAAAAGTATATAAGTCGGAACTAATAGCCAACTATTTTAATGGCTATCTAAGTATAGTACAAGAGTATAAGAATGAAACCAATCCGCACATTACAGTAGCACAAGGTAGCTGGTCGATAGAAAATGGCGGAGAGTATAAAATTTCATTCTATACACCTACAATCGTTATTAAAGGCAAGAGGATGCTTAATACTCGTTTTGTAAAAGATGTAGCCTATAAGATAGTGGAAGCATTAAATGATGAATTTGGGGAAGATAATTGGAATACGTGCAATGAGGAGCAAAAGTGTTGGCTTCCCATGTCTCGAAACTCTTTCTATTTACAAATCCCAAATTTTGAGAAATATTAAAACTTATATGATTATGAAAGCAAACCTAATATTTTTTCTTGCGATATTCATCATATCAGCATTATTCATCGGGCATTTCCGGTTGACATTCTCACCGTTCAGTGTATCCTTTCCCTATTGGCATAGGGCTGTAGGAGTTATTCTTATCGTTGCAGGATGCTTGGTCTACAATATAGGTGAGCGTGTATCCGGTTACAAGAAAGGACTGGATGAAGGTGTGGAGATTGTTTTGAAAGAGTTAAAAGAAAGATATAACCATGAATAGAAAAGAATACCAGGAACACTGCAAGCATTACAGCCCATACAGTGGGCAGTGCTACAAAAAGTCATTCATATCGGGTGTAGCAAACAATGTGCATGTGAACATGCGGTGTGACGGGAAATGCCCCCGTATGAGTAATTACGACAAGAGAAATAAATTAAATAGCCTTGGACGGGCTTTGTAAAATCCATATTGATATGAAAAAGTATATTGGAACAAAACAGATTGAAGCCGAGTCTATGACAAGAGGTGATGCGTGGGGAAAACATCTCCTCAGAGAAAAGCCGTCAACCGAAAATTTTGACGATGAGGGTTATCATGTTCGTTATGAAGATGGATATGAAAGTTGGTCGCCTAAAGATGTATTTGAAAAGGCATACAAGGTAGCTGATACTCCTCTTGACCGTATGTATATCGAATATAATGAGTTGATGGACAAACATAATAAGTTAGCCCTGTTTCTTGGCCGAAAAGATGCTGTTGAAATAGCTGGTGAAAATCAGGTCACTTTAATGGAGGTTCAAAAAGTACAGATGCACTACTACCTTCTTACTTTGAAAGAGCGCATTGGGTTAATGAAGAAATAAATATTGCCATACGGCGGTTGGACGTCTGCCGTATGGCTCAAAACAGAATAAATATGGATTTAAATGAACTGCGCGACCGCGCCTATAAAACCGCTTGCGACCACGGTTTCCACGATGAAGAATTGAGTAACGAACATTGCCTTTGCCTTGTAATATCCGAGCTTATGGAAGCCGTGGAAGCGGATAGAAAAGGGAAACGGGCCAATGTTGATTGGTATAATAAGAAGATAGCCAATAGCCGTATTTGCCAGGGGCTGGTTCCAGGCACTCCCAAGGAGATAGGTTTCGAAGTTGCATACAATGAAACTATCAAGGGAAGCATAGAGGAAGAACTCGCTGATGCTGTAATCCGCCTGCTTGATTTGTGCGGATTGCGTAAGATAGACATTGAGGACTTTACGGAAGAAATGTTGTACGGGGCAGAGGAAAGTTGCAATGATGAGACCTTTACAGAAAGTATATACGCTATATCCACAATTCCCATCAGATATGAGTATGAATACGACTGTCCATTAGAAGGGCAATTAAACGGCATGCTATTTGCTATTTTCGGGCTTGCTAAACATTTGGACATAGACCTTATATGGCATATCAATCAGAAGATGAGGTACAATGAATTGAGAGAAAATAAACATGGAAAAAGATATTGATTATGAAACGTGAAATAAAATTCAGAGCAAAAGCCATCTACCCATACAACTTTTTCAAAGGCGCATGGATAGATGGTTGTTATACAAATAGGCTATGGGGCGAAAAACTTGTCGATATGATAACTGATGGTGCGCATGAGATACCTATACCGATAGAGAAATTGAGGCAGTTTACCGGTTATTCGACAAGGATGGAAAGGAAATCTACGAAGGAGACATACTTGTATGCGGACAATGAATAGCTCTTGTATTGTGGAACAAAGAACTTGCTACATTCGCATTACAATTCGATTTTGAAAAAAAGTCGGCATGAGACCTTTAGGCGAATGGCATGCTATGACAGTCGTTAGTAATATTCACGACAACCCGAATTTGTTGAAAGAAAACAACCATGAGTAAATTAGAGCACATCGCCACAATTGATTACTGCTACTGGCGATTGGAAAAGTTGAATGAGGCTCTTTCCAAGCCTAAATCGACTATAGAGCAGTTGGTTGATAAAGTCTGCGGTTATAATGAAGTAGAAGAAGTGAAAAAGGAAGTTATAACCCTTTTGGAACAGATTATTGAAAGCAAAAAGGCTATCGGTGCGGATTATTCGGGCGATAGCAAGTTCCTTGATAAATTGAACAAAGAAGCATCTGCATGATTTCATGTTATTACAATCAGCTTGTTAAACCTTGTTTAATAAGCTGATAATCAGATATTTAAATTTTAATATATCGCTATAAATCAGTATCTTTACAATACTAAAAGAAATAATAATACCAATAATTAAAAGATACACGATTATGAAAACAATGGCTTTTTATGTAAATGGTGACGAAATGGTACAAGTTAATTTTGAATCATCTAAAACAGAATGCTTGTTACTTATTATCAATAGACTGTGTAGATATGCTGCACGCTTTGGATATAATGTTCAAATAGAAATTAGAAATTGATTATGAAAGCAGATTTAGTTTTAGTTATCAGCCCCGAAGCCCCACTGATGAAACAACTGGGCAAAGTGTTAGGTAAGCTATGTACACCATACGACTTTTCTACCATAGAGATAGGCGAGAAGTATGTCACGATACGGCATGATGAAACTGGGCTTGTAGTGGCTTACACGAGTGAAGAAAGATTGAATGTGAAATATTAAATATAGATTGATATGGGCGAAATAGCAGATAGTATGATTAACGGTGAATTTGACTTTATTACCGGTGAATACATTGGTGAAGCGGTTGGTTATCCAAGAACTTACGTTTATGGCAGGCGCAATGCGGCACCCGTCATAAAGAAACCATCGAGCAAGGCGAACGTGTGTATAACCAATATGTGCAAAGACAGAGGTTTTGATAGGCGTAAAAAAACAGAATTAGTGTCTAAGTTCTTGCAGAATAAGGGATATGAACAGTTACCTAAATTGTCACGTCAGTACAATATAATCTATAATGAATATAAGTCTGAATTTAAGGCGTTTTTGAATGAACTAACTAAAAAAAATAAATGATTATGAACTCAATAAACAAAAACGGTTGCAGCGTATGTCAACCCGGTAAAGAAAATTACACTACCTACAACACCATGTTGAGAGGTAAAAGAGTGAGAATGTACCAGTATGACTACCGTACTGAAAGTGGTGAACTCTTTGCTTGTTGTGCACCTACCTTAGAGGCATGCAGAGAAAGACGGGACAAATGGCTTACTGGAAGCACAAGTGAAAACAAAAGATGCTCTTATTAATGAATTGAAGAAAGGAAGTATGAAATGAAGAAGTACAGAATCAAAGTAGTGGAAACTCTCTCCAAAGTGGTAGAGGTGGAAGCGGAAAATTACGATTTAGCTTTTGAGAAGGTAGAAGAAATGGTAGACTGCGAAGAAGTCGTTCTTACAGCAGATGATTTTGAAGGTAGAGAATTTTATCCTGTGGAAGATTATGAAATATAAACTGTAGATTATGCAGACAAAAACAAGTAAAGCCACTTCCCTACTCCGCTCCGGAAATCTAAAAGAGGCATTATCCATTTTCCGCACATTCCGCATCGGATTCACCAAAGAAGAGCGCAGAACCTTGCAGATTGCAAGTGAAAGTCTTGCTGGTAACGCTTCATTCTACCAGCAGCTTGGTATTGACACGAATAAAGAAATAGAGAAAAGTGAGTCCATCCTCGCTTCAAAGTATCTGTAAATCAAATAGTTAAACATAGTTTATGTAACGAATATTTTAGATGTAATGTGTTGATATTCAATATATTATAAGTATCTTTACAATATCAAAATAACACCTATTAATAATAAGTAAAAGTAAAGAACAATGAGAACTTCAGTTATTACCCCAAAGAGCAAAAAAGAACTTAAATCAGCGATTACAAGTACATTGGATGGATATAGCTACAACTTATTCGAAGGAGAAATTCGCAAAGGAGATAAGTATGCTGCTATCAGTTATCGTTTCTTTGGCAATAACATTTCAGTTGAAGTTTTATATTGGCAAGACGGAAAAACAAGTCCAGTAGATTATCCTTCATATTGCACAACTCCAACTGGTGTCACCAATAAAGTAGCTAAGTTTCTTGGCTTAAAGTAATGAATAGTTAAATTGATATAGAGCGATGAATAAAACAGTAGAACTAACTAAAGAACTTCAAAGAGCAATGTATTCCACTACATACTCTTTTGAGATAGATACAGAAGATATTGTATTCGGATTCAAGAAAACCATAAGAAAGCGTACCAAAAATTTAGCAAAGGCATTTAAGCTGGAACAAAAGGTAACAAAAGACTGTGGCCGTTTCCTATCCGATACGGTTAGAATAGTATCTGTAAGAATATACAAGAACGGTGATTTGAGAAAAGAACTTCATGCTAAAGAAATAACAGCATCGTATAACGGATAAAATATAGAGCAATGAATACTTATCACAAATTCTGTCCAAACGTGTTTTTGGCAAAGTGCGATGAAAGGCACGAAAAAGGAGAAATTATTGAGGTTACAACCAAGTACGGCAAAGAAAATGAAAGCATCGTTTTTAATCTAATTTTCGAGAAAGACGGCTTCTATTATTACTCCATCGTTCGGGCTGACGGATTTAATGTACAGGAATGGGCGAAGCAAAGAGCTGAACGCAGGCGTGAATGGGCATCATCGGCAGCGCAAAAGAGTAATGAGTTCTTCAATCGTTCGAACAAAGATAGAGATTTCCTTTCTCTTGGAGAGCCAATCAAGGTCGGGCACCATAGTGAAAAACGGCATCGAAAAGCGATTGATGACGCTTGGAACAATATGGGCAAAAGTGTTGAGTTCGGCGACAAGGCTGCCGAACATGAGAGAAAGGCGGAATATTGGGAGAAGCGGGCAGGCACTATCAACCTTTCAATGCCTGAAAGTATCGACTTCTACGAGCATAAGCTGGAACAAGCGAAAGAATACCATGAGGGGGTGAAGTCCGGTAAATACCCATGTGAACATGCGTACACTCTCACTTATGCCAAGAAAGCCGTGAATGAAGCGCAGAAGAATTATGAACTTGCACAAAAACTATGGGGAGAGTAGGCATGAGAACAATAGTAAAGGTCTACCTGAAAGACAAGCAAGGCAATGAGGATTGGTTCGTTACTCCCATTAATCTCCCGGAACAAGAAGCCCATGAAAACTATATAGGCAAATGGCTTAATATTGGACGTGAAACAGATCACATGATGAAATGTTGGAAGGTTGAGACCTTGAGAGCAGAAAAATAGTATTTTTTGCCTAATTTTATTTGAAAAACAAATAAATTATTGTATTTTTGAGGCAGAAATAAGAGAAAACAGCTAAATTGAAGGAGTGACAGAAATGAGATTGTTAAGTGGCCATCCGTCAGCGGTGAAAAAGGATGGATGTAAACAGTCTGACAGCGTGGAATATCATCCGATTGCAAGTTTAAGTCTTACTTCCTTCAATTAGCAAACAAGGGAATTTAGCAAAGTTGGTCTATGCGTCGGACTGAAAATCCGAAGAACAAGGTTCGAGTCCTTGAATTCCTGCAGTCTTGTATCAATGAACGCACCACTTTCGGAAATTTGAGGTCGTTATGGGAGCGACCGATATATGGAAGAAAGTAGTAGATTGAGAGAGTATGGTAAAAACCCATATAAATCCAAAGGGTATCAATCGAGGTGGATTCCCACAAAATCATGTGGAAGTTGACGGTGACGACATGGCGGTTCATGATGTTGGCTCTTAGGAATAGACTAAGACAAATGCGAGAGCATTCCCAGCGTAAGCTCATGGGTGAATGAGTGGTTTGGTTGCAACACCGATGGCGGCTCGGAAAGACGGGCAACTGGTATCGTAGCGGAATTGGTTAGACGCTGACAACTCTTAGTAGACTTGGTTACGATGTTATAAAAACGGGGCATCAAAGTAAAACGAAACCTAATCCCGTTCTACGCAAAAGACGTGAAGATTGCCAAGCATTGCAGGTTCGAATCCTGCCGATACCTCAACCCTTATAGTAGCGACAAGCCAAAGCGAGAATATAAAGGCTTATGTGGTTTACGGGGTGATGGAAATTACCGTCTGACACGACTGAAAGAAGCCGAAAAATTGCATGAGTGTTCTTGTTGGTAGCTTGAAGAATGATTGAATTTGTGTTAAGCCTGTCGGGATATGCCCGGCAGGCATTTACGCAGAAAGTGTATGAAGTTGTACATAACCTAAAGTAGAATGATAAGACCCAAGTATGACTATCTCATAGTCGGAGCTGGATTGTATGGGGCAATGTTCGCACATACAGCCACGTTACAAGGAAAGAAATGCCTTGTAATCGAAAAGAATAACCACATCGGAGGTTATTGTTACACTGAAAACATACATGGTATTGAAGTGCATAAGTTTGGTGCGCACATCTTCAGGACTAACTCCAAAAAAGTTTGGAACTTTGTGAATAGCATCTGTAAGTTTGTTCCGTTTATCAATTCCCCCCTTGCTGACTGCCAAGGTAAAATTTACAATCTCCCTTTCAATATGAATACCTTTAACCAAGTATTTGGAACAACTACTCCTGCGGCTGCGAAGGAAGCCATTGAAAGGGACAAGGTCGTATTCGACAGCCCAAGGAATCTTGAAGAACATTGTCTTTCAACCGTTGGAAGAAGAATATACGAAATGTTCATCAAGGGCTATACAGAAAAACAATGGGGAAAGAAGTGCACAGAACTTCCTGCATCCATTATGAAGCGTATTCCTATACGTTACACATTCGATAATAACTATTTCAACGAAAAGTATCAAGGTATCCCTAAATGTGGATATACAGAGTTTATTGCACGTCTGCTGCTTGGTTCAAACTTTGCGCTTGGTACGGATTTTTTTGATGATTCTGAGCGATTAAGTAGCCTTGCCCGAAATATTGTTTATACCGGCCCGATAGACAAGTTCTACAATTATCGGTTCGGCAAATTGGATTACCGCTCTGTCAGGTTCAAAGAAACCTATTTGCCAGATGTGGATAATCTACAAGGAAATGCCGTAATCAACTATACTGACAGCCATGTACCATATACCCGTATGATTGAGCACAAGCATTTCCTTAAAACCCAATGCAATGGAACTGTTTTGTCCTATGAGTTCCCATGTGATTATAACGAGAACGGTTCGCCATGCTACCCTATCCCAACGGAAGGAAATCTGATGAAATACGCTAAATATAAGGCATTGGCTGATAAAGAACCAAACGTAGTCTTTGGAGGGCGACTGGCTGAATATAAATATTACAGTATGAACGATATTATAGAGCAATTTGTATGAAGATTGAAATTACACCCATGACGGAACGATTCGCAAAGGATAGTTGGAAATTGCGGAACAATCCTGCGCTATGGAAATTCATGAAAAGTGAAGCTCCTATACCTGCAACAATTGAAAGCGAAACGAAATATCTTAGAGCTGCATCCAATAATCCACGCAATAATATGTTTGCGATTCTTGCCAATGGTGAGTTTGCTGGTTATATTACGCTGAAAAATACCGCATGCGGAGCAGCTAAATTGAGCTACTGTATTATGCGCCAGGATTTGTGGCACAAAGGAGTTGTAAGCCGCGCTACCTTGCTTATTTTGCAATATGCGTATGAAGAACTAAAGCTTGATTTGGTCTATCTCTATGTTAATCCCAAGAACATTGCTTCATATAGTAATGCCATTAACAAACATTTTGTGCGTGCTGGAATTAGCTTTGTTAACTCAGAAGTTGAACGATTGGAAATGACAAGAACGGGATGGGAAAAAGTATTGAAGTAGTTGAAATTCCTCTTTCAGAATTGAAAGACGATATAGGTAATCCAAGAAAGATTACCAAAAAGAAAGCGAAGGAGTTGCAGGAATCACTGGAACAATTTGGTGATTTTGGCATCATCGTAATAGATGAACATAACAACATTATCTCCGGACACCAACGAGTAAATGCACTGAAAGCGAATAAAGGTGAAAATGAGACTGTGCTTTGCAAAAAGCTAATTGGCTACTCGGAAACAGAACTTCGAGCCATTAATATAAAAGCAAACACCCATGCAGGAGATTGGGATATGGATAAACTGGCAGATTGGACTGCTGACTTTAATCTGAATCTTGGATTCGAGTTGCCGCAGACAGACCCGAATACCGATATAAAGATTAAAGACATGGAACTTATCCGGTATGAAAAGTACGACTATGTTATGATTGTATGCCGGAATGAGATTGATTACCTCAATCTAACACGTGTACTTGGTATTGATGGAAAGAAAGTTCTTGTAGCCAAAGGGAAGAATGGAGAACGAAAGATTAAAGCCCGTGCCATTTGGTATGATGAGATGAAAGCGAAAATTGTAGATGCTAAATAAAATTAAGCAAAATGAAAGAGTTCAGTGTATTGTTAACATGTAGTTCTTTTCACGCTATCGGCATAGTAGATACGTTAAAGAATAATCCTGAGAATTGCAGAGTGTCTGTATACGTTGCAAACTGCAACGAAGAAGATTTACCTCCATCATCATGTTGTGACGGGACTTTTGTTGTCCCAAAGCTTACGGCCCCCAATTATATCAATCATATTCTTTTTTTATGCAAAGAATATTCGATAGATATAATTATGCCCACGTCCTCACTTGAGCTTGTTCTTATGGCAAAGAATAAAGATTTGTTCAATAAACATGGAGTTATTGTATCAGTTTCATCTTTAGAATCACTGTCAATAGCCAACAACAAAATTAAGCTATGGAAACATTTCAAAGATGTTATGCCTTCCCAGCAAGTTGTTTTCAATGTCAAAGAAGCCCGTGATTTTATTGGAAGATTCGAGTCTGTATGTTGTAAGCCAGCAGACTTGTATGGCGGCAAGGGGTTTGCCGTGATTGATGATGAAAATAGTATAAATACATCTCTATTTCATGCTTATGGGAAGAAACATTATATATCGCATGAGCAGTTGTATGGAATCGTCGAAAAATCTCCTAATGGTATAATCTTACAAGAATATCATAAAGGAGCTGATTATATGGTTAGTGTTTTAGCTGAAAATGGCAGAGTATTATACTTGTGTGGGTATTGGGGCGATGTTGTGGAATTCGGTGCTGTCGTAAAGGGCCGTATCGCAGATTTACCAAAAGCTTATGAAATAGCTGAAATGGTTATTCAAAGACTTGGCATAGATGGGAATGTTGGATTTGACTTTATTGTCAAAGATGATGGTACCGTCCTGCTGCTTGATGTTAATTTAAGGATTAATGCCACTCTACAATTCCCGGCGAAAGCAGGATGTAATCTTTCATATTTACGATGTAAAAGACTTTTAGGCGATACTTCAATGTATAACCTTAATATCAATCGAAATTTAAAAATGGTAAAATACTTTGATTCAAAGTACTATGAATAATATAAAATCATTTTCAGTACTACTTACATGTTGTACAATGCAGGCAAGCGATTTAATTTTATGCCTGAGAAACAACGAAGATAATGTTGATGTAAAAGTGTATGCAGCCAACAACCGAAAAGAAGATTTGCCTTCAGAATCGTTGTGTGAGAAAACATTTGTTCTGCCTAACATAAGAGATAAAGGATATATTCAGTCATTATTGCAAATATGCAAACAATATAATATAAGTATAATCATACCTAAACTATCTGCTGAGCTTGAATTGCTTGCAAAGAATAAATCGTTATTTGAATATAATGGAATTAAGGTCTCTGTATCATCCCTTGACTCGTTGAAAATAGCTAATGATAAAATCGAATTGTCTCGTAAGTATAGTCAATATATGCCTGTTCAAATTGTAGCAAAAAGCATACAAGATGTAATAGATTTCAAAAATCGTTGTAATACTATTTGTTGTAAAATATCAAACGCATGGGGTGGTAAAGGTTTTGCTGTAGTCGATGATATTAAATGTGACGATGTGTCATATTTTCATGCTTACGGAAAGAAGCACTTTATTTCATTTGAACAACTGTGTAGGGTTGTTGATAAAAATAAAAACCACGCAATCATTCTCCAGGAATATCACGCTGGCTTAGACTACACCGTAAGCCTTTTGGCTGACCATGGAAAGATTTTATATATGTGTGGGTATGTTGGATATCTATTGGAATTTGGATGTATTTTGTATGGGGAAATTAGACACAACAATTCAGCATACAATATTTGCACGAAAATAGTATCTGATTTAAAGTTAGATGGGAATGTCGGAGTGGATTTCATATTAAATGATGATGATAGTGTGGTTTTGCTGGAAATCAATCCAAGAATAAATGCCACCGTCTCCCTTGTATCAAAAGCCGGATGTAATCTTCCATATCTAAGATGCAAGCAGCTTCTTGGATATAACGTCAATAACGTGAATTATGAGATTAATGATAAATTAAAAATAAGAAAGCGTTTTGAAGCAGAATATTTTATTTAACATATATGTAATGTCTTATAGAAGAAGCAATAAAATTCTCACCAAAGATTTGCTTGAATATTGCGTGTATGTTGTAAGAGAAGAAGAAGCGGAAGCTTATATGAATGCTGGAATAACAGAAATGCTTGTTATTCCACATAATGCAACATTAAAATGTGGAACTCCTATAAGTTCATTCACTACAACGTTTTATTGGATAATTGAAAACACACCAGAAGATGTGATTTGTATACTCGATGACGACATACAGCAGTTTTGTTATCGTTTAGATACCTATACCAATATCAAGACGGAGTTTGAGAACTATCGTGAAATAGCCACATCTGAGATAGAGCGTATCGCCCAGCTTTTGTATGATTTGAATTTAGGATTCGCTTGTGATAACCCACAGTATGCCCTCTATAACTATACGCAGGAGTTTACGTTTAAAGGTATGCCGGGGGGCACAAGATGGATTAACAAATGCGCTTTAAAAGCTAAGTATATACCTGGCGATTCCGCAATGTCCGACATAGATACAGTGATGCAGGAACTTCTTTTAAATAGGATAATTTTACAGCCAAGGTATTTCCATTCTTTTGCCCAAAAAGATGTTAATGATGGAGGGCAATCCAGGAGCTTATCATCCAGGCGTAAATTCTTGAGTGCGATGAAAAATAAATGGTTAAAATATTTCGATTATGATTTTAATAAAAACCAAGCAAAAATCAATGTAAAGCGTTAAAAGTGTTTGCGATAAAATATTTTCCATAGCGCAAAATTAGATTATAAATCTTTGATTTTCAATAATTTATATGTATATTTGAATAGTAAAATAATCAATAATAACTAAAATTAGTGACGAAATGAATCAAAGACTTACAACACCTAAAGGACATAATATGTTCGATATTTCATCGCTCGTACAGAAAGCTATAAGACGAGGAGATTTGATGTATGCTCTATACGCATCGAATGAAATGGCAGTATCATATCGTGGATATTTATGGAAACGTTTATTAGTGACATCTGCGGAAGATTGTTTTGACCCATTAACACATTTGATAGTGAAACTGAAAGAAAAAGATGATAATAATGCTACAAAAAACAATGCAGAGTATATTTACCAAGCTGTTTATATTCTAGTTAACGCAAGGAAAAATAGAGATGCAGATTATTTTGCATGCAATATTCTTAATTCCAAAGATTTTATACCTTTCGTTGACGGTTTTTCAGGCTTGCTTACAAAAAATGGTCATGATTTGTTTGTTATGAAAGATGAGTTCAAAAAAGCCATCTATAATAATGATAACATTGCAGGATATACAGCTAATGAAATCAGATGTTGGTATAGAAGTTTCTTTTGGGATTTAATTCTTAATATAGCAAGTAACAATGGGTATATTAAGCTTCAAAAAGAGTTTATTGCTTTAAAGAATATAGATTTAGCGCAAGATTTGAAAAAGTCCACATCCATCTATATTGCGAAAGCTATAGTATTACTTATGAAATCAATAAGATTAAACAATGAGGGCTTGTTTTATGAATACGACATCCCTAATGTTGATTTATCAAAGTATTGTAGTGAAAATAGACTTAAATTACCCGAATATGTATATGATTGTCATACCTATATTGGAAAAGCAAAAGGGAGAACTAAAGAGGATTTCATTGTGTCTGAACAAAACAGCTTACATCCTTTTATAAACGGGTGGTACGATAATTCCTCTTGGGACAGGTATTTAAGTCGTACAAAAACTGGTTTTGGGAACGACTTTGATACTCCTATTGAATATAAGAAAAAAATAAATATTGTATCTGTAAACGGATACCAGCAAACATTATTTTAGCTATACACAATGAAGAAAAAAGATAGACAAGAGCTGTTTTTGAAGCATTTCCGTGACAGTCATGGAATTGTTTCGTATGCTTGCCAAAAGGTTGGCATAACAAGAACTTGCTATTACAAATGGAGAGAGAACGACCCTAAGTTTAAGGAACGCGCTGAAGAAGTTGAGGAAGAAACTATTGATGTAGTAGAATCCAAATTGCTATCTGCAATCAATAATGATGATTTGACTGCGATTATTTTCTACTTAAAAACTAAAGGTAAAAAACGTGGTTATGTTGAACGTGTGGAGCAGGATGTCAATGTCAATCCATTCGAAAGTTTGATGAAAGAATTGCCGGACAAAATAGAAGAATAATGGATCTGAGCGACAAGGCTGCCTTGTATATGCAGGCGTGGAGAGACGATTGGTGCAAGTTCTGTTCCGATGTGCTGAAAGCGCGTTTGGATAAGGAACAGCAAGACATCATTCATTCTGTTCAATACAACCGAATGACTGCTGTTGCTTCGGGTACTGCACGTGGAAAGGATTTCTGTGCCGCTTGTGCCGCTATGTGCTTTATGTATCTTACTCCACGCTGGGTTAATGGAAGATTGGTAAAGAATACCAAAATTGCAATGACAGCTCCGTCCGGTCGCCAAGTCAAGGATATTATGATACCGGAAGTTTCCAGGCTATTTCGGAATGCAGGGTTCCTACCCGGACGTTTATTGTCTTCCGGAATCAGAACCGATTATGAAGAATGGTTCTTAACCGGCTTTAAATCAGGTGATGATAATATGGAAGCATGGTCTGGTTTCCATGCCGTAAACACGTTGTTTGTTGTCACGGAAGCCTCCGGTATATCAGAAGTTATCTACAATGCCATCGAAGGTAACTTGCAGGGAAATTCACGTTTGCTTATTGTGTTTAATCCAAACGTAACCACTGGATATGCAGCGCGGGCTATGAAATCTGACCGTTTTGCCAAATTCAGATTAAGCTCCCTTAATGCAGAGAATGTCGTAAGCAAGAAAATAGTCATTCCCGGTCAAGTGGATTATGAATGGGTAAAGGACAAAGTGGAAAATTGGTGCTCACCTATCCAGCAAGATGATTTCAATAAAGGCGAAGGTGACTTTAATTGGGAAGGGGGCTTGTATCGGCCAAATGACTTGTTCCGCGTAAAAGTGCTTGGCATGTTTCCTAAAGTAGCTGAAGATGTGCTTATCCCCTACGAATGGATTGAGATAGCCAATGAAAACTGGAAAAGACTGCAAGAAGAAGGCTTTATCCCCAAGAAAAAAGCCAAAGTCGGTGCCGATGTTGCAGGTATGGGGCGTGATGATAGTGTATTATGTCCCCGATATGGAAATTATGTACCAAGATTTGAAGCCCATCAATCAGCCGGAACAGCAGACCACATGCACGTGGCCGGAATGATTTCTAAGTACCTTGACAGGAAAGGTACTAAAGCGTTCATAGATACCATTGGAGAAGGTGCTGGCGTGTTTTCCCGTTTACAGGAACTTGGCTACAACAATGCCTATTCCTGCAAATTTTCAGAAAGCGCACGTGGGCTGCATGACATAACGGGAGAATATACCTTTGCCAATATGCGGGCTTATCTATTTTGGGCTGTGCGTGATTGGCTTAACCCTAAGAATGGATTTGGCGCAGCTCTCCCACCCTGCGACAGACTTATGGAAGAGGCTACAGAAACCCATTGGAAGTTTATGAGCAATGGAAGTATTATCATTGAACCGAAAGAAGATATTAAAAAACGGATTAAGCGTTCGCCCGACTGGTTTGATGCACTTGCGAATACTTTCTATCCGTGGGATTACTTGGCTGTAAGTGATGAAGAGGTAATGAAAGATTTCTTATAATTAAATCATAAAATATGAAACAGCAAGATTTAAACCGCATGGCAATATTCTTAGGGCAAAAGTTGCCCATTCCGCAGGAAGAGCATATTGCCGATACTATCAATAAGATAGAGGCCATATTGCAGAAAAAGAAAATAAACAAGTTTGTAAATGCTTCCGTGAAAGAAGGATATACGAAAGCATTGGAGATACTCAAAAGTAACGATGTAGGATTTGATAAATATCATGAGTTAAAAACTCTCCAGTCAAAATCCATTGCTGCTATTGCTGTAGATTATCTGAAAGGAGATTGCGCTCAAGAAGTTCTGTGTAATATTCCTATAAAATAGCCTATATTTATTTGTTTTTCAAATAAATAATTATCTTTGCAAATACGAAACATATCACGGTGCGAAGGAGCACTGTACTCAAATTATGGACGAAATAACTGTTATTCTCGACAGCGAAAGACCTGTTGATGATATTATCAATGACTTAAAAAATAAGTCTGTAGATGTTCCTGAATGGAGCAAGCTACTGAAAGATTATGAACCTACTAAGCATAAGATTGTAAGTGACAAAGAAACTCGTAGGGACAAAGTGAAGTCTGACGGTCAAGTAGAAAAGGCATCGCGCATTTACATCGGACTCGAAAAACTACTCACCAAACGTGCTACGGAATTCGCCTTTGCAATTCCAGTAAGACGCGTGTATCATAATACGGAAGACAACGAGAAACGCCGGCAGATAGCCAAGGCTATTGAAGCTATCTATAAATATGCCCGCATTGACAGTGAAAACATCAAACGCGGCAATGCTTATTTCGCTTCATGCGAAATCTTCACCATCTGGTATGCAGTAGAGAAGCCCAATACTCTATATGGTTTCAAAAGCAATTATAAGCTAAAATGCAAAACGTATTCTCCAATGGAAGGAGTTGGATTATACCCCTTGTTTGACGAATTGGGCGATATGATTGCCATGTCCTTTGAATATAAGAAAAAAAATAAAGACAAAGAAGTCACTTTTTTTGAAACATATACAGCCGACAAACACTATAAATGGAAACAGGAAGATGGCGATTGGGTATCTGTCATCGTTCCAGAAAAAATACATCTTCTACTTGGTAAGATTCCAGGTGCTTACAATTTTCGTTTTGAACCTATATATTATGGACTATCACACATCCGAGAAGAAATTGAATATACATTATCCCGCAATTCCGATGTCATCGCCTACAATTCCGCTCCAGTATTGAAGGTGACAGGAAAATTGGTTGGCGATGAAGACAAGGGGGAAACACGCAGACTGTTCCGGTTAGAGAACGGCGGTGATGTGGCTTATGTTTCATGGACTCAGGCCATAGAAGCCTTGAAGTACCATGTAGAGACCTTGTTAAAGCTCTTCTTCATGCAGGCTCAGATGCCCGACCTTTCTTTTGACAACATGAAAAGCCTTGGCAATATAGGATTTGACGCGAGACAGATGTTATTGTCTGACGCCCATTTGAAAATCGGTGATGAATCAGGAGCCTGGATAGAATTCTTTGAGCGCGAATGTAATGTTATCAAGGCATTTTTAAAAATGATGAATATCTCGTGGGCTGATGAAATAGATAACATAGAGGTAGAGCATATTATTACGCCATTCATTCAAAACGATGAAGATGCGCTAATTAATAGAGTCATGAAAGGGAACGGTGGCAAACCGATATTCAGCCAGCTTGAATCTATCAAGATGGCTGGTTACTCCGATGACCCGCAGTCTTCTTTAGATCAGATTCAAAAAGAAGAAGCCGAAGCTGCCAAAACCAATATTGGAAACGTATTCAATGAATCTACTATGTAATAACAATCTAATTTATTAATCAGATGAAAGATATTAATTTTAAGCAGAAAGATGGCTTGTATATAGCCGATTTTGTATCTGAAGGTGCTTGCATCATTCAAGTGGATAATAAAAATGTAGAGCCGTTAAAAATCTATCGGTATATGCCTGATATGGAACCAAGTGCTTATGATGTGATTCCACTTGGCAGCCCCTATCAGCGGGTAATTGACCTTTGTGTACCCGCCGGAATGATGATTCGCATTGTCAGTACTACCGCTGTTACTGCCGCAAAGATGATTGTATTACCTCAAGTAGATAGTAATAGCTCATCTGTAACCGGGGCGACTGCCAGCGTTGATGCTAATGTAGGTACACCTTCTGTGGATGTAACAATGAAAGAAGGCAAGCTGAATTTCGCTTTTAAGAACCTCAAAGGGCAGAAAGGAGATGCAGGTGTAGTTGGCGCCAAAGGTGATAAAGGCGAACAAGGTACTGCTGGAGCGAAGGGAGACAAGGGTGATACTGGTGCAAAAATCCAATCGATAGCACTGACAATTACTGGAACTGCTATCACTGGAACAGCAACCCTAACCGACAAGAGTACTGCACCGATTACCGGTACGTATGCTCCCGGGGAATAATTTAATTTTTATAGATATGAAAAAATACATTGGAACAAAACAGATTGAAGCAGAACCTATGACATTGGGTGAAGCGTTTGAGAAAAATTTACTGCAAGCAGATGGTTTAGAACCCTCTGAAGCCGAAAAAAGCAAAACAGGTTACCATGTGAAGGATAAATATGGTTGTGAAAGCTGGTATCCTGCCGAACCCTTTGAAGAAGTATATAAATGTGCAAATACTTTTCTTGACCTTTTGATGATTGAGTATAAAGAACTCGTGAAACGATTTGAAAAGTGTACTGCATTTGTAGATTCTGAAAAGTTCCGTGAAGTGGTTAAGGAAGATTATCCAGCCTTCTTACTCTATATGCAAGGGAAAGCTATGGAAAACTATCTCGTAGCATTAAGTAATCGTATAGACTATGCAAATGGTGTAAAGAAAGAATTTAATACACGTTATAGCTTCGGTGAAGCAATCCAAGCGTTGAAGTTCGGTTTTTCCATCCGTAGAAGTGGATGGAATGGCAAAGGCTTAATGGTATTCAAACAGGTTCCGGCTCATATAGAAAGTGACATTATCCCTAAAATGCAGTCTCTTCCACAATCAGCAAAAGACCTTATTCTGAAAGGCAAAGGATTCATTGACTATACAAGCCAGTGTCTTATCTACAATGAGAATACTGGACGCGCTGATTCATGGGTTCCGTCTATCAGTGATGTGTTTGCCGAAGATTGGGAGATTGTACAATAACTTATCTGCCAAGTTGTAGAAGAAGTTAAGGCAGCGTAGACAGATGTTTACGCTGTCGGCTTAAAACTTAAAATCATGAAGACAAAAATATCAAAATGGCTCATTGGGTTAGCCGAAAAACTCAACCCACAAGAACGATTGAGTAGTATTGAAAGGGTTGATAACTACGAAGCAAAGAAATTGGGTATTCGTTTTTATCGCACCAAGAAAGAAATAAAGGATTACCGGAAAAAGATGAAACTTAATGAAGGTTGGTCTAATAGAAAAGCTGATGAAATGCTTATTAAGGAAATCAAAGCCGAAGTACGCCAATCAATCATAAACTCTATCAGTCAAAGAGGGCTGATTGAATATTCTGTTGAAAAAGTAGGTGGCGAACTTCATGTTACTGGTGAAATCAAAGTGTACATAAAGAAGGTATAGGATGAAAGTTCCAATAGATAACATGAGTTTTGCAGAAAGTGAATATCACAGAGGTGATAAGGTTTGGTTCGCCCAAACTCTCTACGATTTCGCCAAAGCGAAAGAATTCTCTATTATGGATATGCCGCTATGGAATATAGATTTGACAGCAGAACCCTTTGAATGTAACCAGCTTCATAGTTTTATCTTCCAATGTAAGCGTGTGAGGGAATGCTCTCTTGAATATCCTATCATATTGGATGATGTAGGACAAATAGCTGATGGCTATCATCGCTTGTGTAAAGCAATATTGGAAGGTAGAGAAACGATTAAGGCTATCCGGCTGTTGGAAATGCCTGCACCAGATAGAATTGAGGAATAATGGCAAAGAAAGTTATTCCTCAATCCAAATATCATTGTCGTGATTGCCAATACGCATACGATTACCACGAGAAGAACTCGAAAGGAGAATATTTCATGTGCAAGTGCCCCTTTTATCAATGGAGCAAATTTCTTGACCATAGCTATTGTGACAAATTCAAGAAGAAGTAATGTCAAAACCTAAAACTCCCAACCAAAAACACAAGTACAGCGAACTGAACAAGCGGCTCGCCCAATATGTTGCGCTCGTGCAATCCATATACGACACACTCAATCTCGAAGCGGCTAAACTGGTTGAGAGCTTGGGTATTTCGGAAATAGACTTGAAAGACAGACCGTTTTCTTTCTCAGAATACCCGGAAACCCAAAAGAGGATAAGCGACATTCAAAGACGTTTTGTAAACGACATTGGGGCAGTTATTTATCATGGCACAAGCGAGGAGTGGAAGAATAGCAATGAGGTGCAGAATTTATTTGCCAACGCTGTGTTGAAAACCTACAATGCGACTGTTGACAAGGGAAAATACAAGGTCCTATATCAAACCAACTCCGATGCTCTGAAAGCCTTTCAAAATCGCAAGGACAAAGGCTTTAATGTATCTGATAAGCTATGGAACCAGTCTATGATTTATAGGAAAGAACTGGAAGATGCCATTTCGTGTGCCATAGAGAAAGGATACAGTGCAGTAACTCTTAGCAAACGCATATCCAAATACCTACTTGATTTCCCCAGTCTGCAAAAGGATTACAAGGAGAAATTCGGCACAGCCAGCAAAGCCGCCGATTGCGAATACCGCTCACTCCGTCTTGCTGCATCGGAAATAAACATGGCTTATCGCACCGCTGAAAACAAACGTTGGGGACAGATGGATTTCGTTGTAGGATATGAGATAAAATTAAGCGGGAACCATAACTGCAAGGGAGTTCCTAAAGGACGGTATTATGACATTTGTGACCAACTTGCAGGAAAGTACCCAAAAGATTTTGAATGGAAGGGGTGGCACCCGGTCTGTCGTTGCTATAAAATCCCCATCCTTAAAACAGAAGAGGAGTTTTGGGCCTGGGACGGACGAAGTGTTGCTTCTTCTGATAGCGTAAACCGAGTGAAAGATGTGCCTGATAATTTCAAGAAATGGGTTATCTCCAATCAGCAAAGGATTGATGATTCCAAGAAACGTGGGACATTGCCATATTTCTTGAAAGATAATCCGTCTTATTTGAAAGATGATAAAAATAAATATATCGCATCTGTTACTAAATATACCGGTTCGTACTATCCAAGAATAAACCAATATTTAAGAGGTCAAAGGAGGCAGCTTGACAACGAGTCTTTATCTGTAATTAGCGATATTAGCAAATATATCAGCCTTTCCGATAAGTATGTTGGTACAAGTTATCGAGGCATTGCTGCCGACAGAGCAATGTTTGACAATTTGAAGTCTTTAAAGAAAGGTGATGATTATGTAGAGGATGGCTTTATGTCAACATCTGCCAATAAACTTGTTGCAGATGATTTCGCTGATGGTGCGCAGTATAAAATTATCTTTGAAATCGAGGGGAAAAACGGAGTTGATATATCATATATATCCGATATACAGGAAGAAAAAGAAATATTGTTCGACAAATCTTCCAAGTTTAAAATTACAAAAATCAAAGTTGTTGATAAGAAGATATTCGGCAATTTATATATCTATATGGAGGAAATATAAGATGCTATATTTCGCCAAATCAAATAATTTTCTTACCTTTATATATAAATAATACCAGTATGATTGGAGCAATAATAGGCGATATTGTAGGTTCTCGTTTTGAATTTAACAATATCCATACGAAAGATTTTGAACTGTTTGCGAAAGATTGCAGCTTTACTGATGATACCATTTGTACTGTTGCAATCGCTGATGCCATTTATCGTAAGATAGATTATAAAGATGCACTACTTGAATGGTGCAGAAAATATCCTACCCCCAAAGGTTCTTACGGTGTATCCTTTGAAAGATGGTGGAGAAGCGACAACCCACAACCATATAACAGCTATGGAAACGGCTCCGCTATGCGTGTTAGCCAAATAGGATTCTACTATAATTCGCTGGACAAAGTTCTTGAAGAGGCAGAAAAAAGTGCAAAAGTTACTCATAACCATAAAGAAGGTATCAAAGGCGCACAAGCTATTGCAGGTTCAATATTCTTATTGCGCACTGGGCGCACTAAAGACGATGTAAAAAAATGGTTAGAATCTACATTTGGATATGACTTATCACAAACAGTTGCTTTCATTCGTTCATGCAATAAGTTTGATGAAAGTTGCCAGGTAACTGTACCTCAAGCAATAATCTGCTTTCATGAAAGTAACGGGTTTGAAGATGCTATTCGAAATGCAGTATCAATAGGTGGAGATAGTGATACTATTGCCTGTATTACTGGAGGACTGGCAGAAGCATTTTACGGAGTTCCAGATAACATCTTTGATAAGGCATATACATATCTACCATCAGACATGAAAAAGATTATAAAGAAATCTTTGCGTACTAAATTTCTGAATAGAGTTATAGAATCTTATTGATGTTTTTATTCTCTATTGCATTGTTGAGCGGCTTATTAGTCGCTCTTTTTTTTATCCGTTAAATCTTGCTTAACTCGCTGATAATCAGAAAATAAATAGTTTTATAAATTTGTATATATCGCTATAAATCAGTATCTTAGCTATATAAAAGAAAAGCAAAGTATAACAATTATAAGAGCAATGAGGACAAATAAAGAAAATCAGAAAAAGGCATTCATCAAAAACATAGTAAATTCAGCCGTTCATTTCGGATTGGACAGCATCCAATGCCAAGTTGCAATGAGCGTTCCTCAAAGAACCTATAGGTTCAATGAATTAAACCGTTTTATTGGAGAAATGACAATTGCATTACGTAATGCAGGAGTTAAGTTACCTGGTGATAATATCTAAATTAACAGAACAATGGTAAAGAAAGTAGTCGAATACAAGCTATCCGCAAATAAATGTGAGTTTGAGCAAAAGAAGATAATGTCCTCCAGTGATGTGTATGATTACGCAAAGCAGTTCTATTCCGATGATTTGCTTATATATGAAAGCTCATTCATTGTGCTTATCAATAGAGCAAACAAGGTTCTCGGTTATGCCAAAATATCTCAAGGTGGAGTTGCAGGAACAGTTGTTGACACGAAAATAGTAGCAAAGTATGCGATAGAAAGCTTATGCGCTGGTGTCTTTTTCGTTCACAACCATCCATCTGGCAATGTGAAGCCATCAATGGAAGATAAACTAATTACCGACAAACTAAAGAAAGCACTTTCGCTGTTTGATATAAAACTTGTTGATAGTGTAATCATATCCGATGGTTCGTTTTTCTCTTTTTGCGATGAAGGTTTATTATAGTTCTGATAATGAGATAAAATATATTTTAGTTTATTTGTTTTTCAAATAAAATTAGTATATTTGCATCCAAAGCATGTGAAGCTACATGCCACGGAACTTGTCGTAAAAACTCATTGCTCTAAAAGTGTTTTTAAGTTCTACGGAATAGTCTGCTGGCATGTGTGCTGCGCAGACTATTTCTTTTTAGTAACTTAAATTCATTCTACAATGGACAGAAAACAGCAAGTTTTGTTAAGATTGAAACCGAAAGTGAAGGCGTTCGGGTTCAACAAGAAGGAACTGATGAGTGTCGCCGCCAAGATTGCCGACAATCTAACTTCCGCAGATGATGCCTCCGACGAGGATGTAAACGCAGAGATTGATACAGCGATTGATGCGGTTCTCCCCTATCTACAAGTCAGCCAGTCTTTTGCAAATCGAGTAATCGAGGAGAACCGCAAGAAGAATGACGACGATGACGAAACCGATGACGACGATGACGATGAGTCATCGAATACTACCAATCGTCAGACGGGTTCAAACAAGAAAAATCCCAAAAACAAAGGAAAGAATGACAATGCACCGGAATGGGCTAAGGGAATGATGCAGACCATCGAAACCCTGACCGATAAAATTTCTGCATTGGAAGGAGACAAAATCACGACTTCCCGAAAGGCGAAGCTTGAGGCTCTCCTTAAGAACGCTGGCACATTCGGCTCCCGTACTCTGAAAAGTTTCTCTAAAATGAGTTTTGAAAGCGATGAAGAGTTCGAAGAATTCTACTCCGAAGTTGAAGAGGATTTGAAAGCTTACAATCAGGAACGCGCAGATGCCGGACTTTCCACTATGGGAACTCCCCCTGCTGCCGGTGACGGTAAGCCCAAAGAAGAAGAGCCATTCAATGATAATGAAATTGACGAAATGGCTGATTTATTGTAACATTTAAAACCAAATGAAAAATGGGAGCAGTAGATGTAGGTACTATTGAATCTTTCGGTTTCGGAAATGACCCGATTGTTATCCGCAAATACGTAGCAGGTATTAAGGGCGGTAAAGTTCTGGATGTAAGCAATTTTAAAGGAGAGTTTATCCGTGCAGGGCATGTGATTATTCGTGATACGGAATCCGACATATACAAGCCTATGCCGGTAAACTCCAACGGAGATGCCTATGAGGCATTGCCAGAAAAACATGAGTATGCAGGTGTATGCTGTGCAACCAAATCGGTAAAAGAGCCATTCGTGTCCATTATGCACACTGGAGTGGTAAACGATGCTGCCGGTCCTTATCCTTTGGATACAATCAAAGCGGCTCTGAAAGCAGCTATTCCGACACTTGTTTTTGAACACGACTAAAAATGGAGGTATAATTTATGAATGAGTCATTATTTCAAAAATACGTTGCCAAATTCTTCCCTAAACTGCAACGGTTAATCGAAAAAGTAAACGGCAAGAGAAACAAAAAGCTCACCTATCTTCACAAGGGAGATAATGCCATGTTGCGTACGGAATATTCTCCGGACAACAAATGGGAAAGCACTTCTGTCAATACGACCTATGTGGCCGCTGACTTCGTGGCTGTAGATTCCGAACTGCCGGTTAAAAGCCGTGATAGCATTGCATCAGCCAACGGAAAGTTGCCTAAAATCGGTATGTCCAAAATCCTGAAAGAGTCGGACATTAATAACATCAATGTGATGGAAGCTCAGGGTGGTAATGCAAAAGTCATCGCCGGCAAACTGGCCAATGATGCTGTCGCCTGCTCAGTCGGTATTGATGAAAGGAATGAATACAACTTCCTGTTTGCTCTATCCAACGGATATGTAGCCATTAAGGACGAGGATACCCCCAATGCCCTAATGCGCTTGAACTTCAACTATTTGAGAGAAAACACCTTTGGCGCTACCGCAAAAGATGAAATTTCTCTTGAGGACATCAAACGGGTTATTGCCAAAGCTGATGCAGATGGTAATTCAATCATCGAGATTTGCGTTGCCAAATCCGCTTACGACAAACTAAGACAGACGCAAGGAGCAAAAGAACTTGTAGCCAATTATACCGGACAATCATTCACTCCGGATACGGTTCTCCCCACCCCTACCGGCGCCAAATTCAACGAGGCCTTTGCAGATGATAACGGTGGCGTCACGTTTAAAATCATTGACCGCTCTGTCATTTTTGAAGAGAACGGCAAAAAGCGTTCTATTAAACCCTGGAACGCCAACAGACTTATTTTCATCTGCAATGAAGTTGTCGGGACTTTGGTTTATGGGCGATTGGCAGAGCAGACCAATCCCGTCAAGAATGTTATCTACAAGCTTGTAGACACCTTCAAGCTGATATCTAAATACTCGCTCGTAAACCCTTTGCGAGAGATAACTTCCGGTCAGGCTTTTGTAGCCCCTATTATCGAGGATGTTGACCAGATTTATGTTTACGATTTCTCCGAAGCACAAGAAGTTGACACCGCAGCAGAGTCCAAAGACAGTGGCGATGCGAAAATAACCATCTGGGGGGCTACCTATAAGAAACCGGAATTTATTGCAGCTTTGAAAACCATCAGCAAGGATCGCATTGCTTCCAACATCAGCGATGCCAAACTGATTGAGAAAGTCAATGCCTTAAGTGACGAAGAGGAAGAAGCATTGGAAGCCGCTGTAGAGTCCCATAAGTCCGAATAGCGTATGAAAACAATTCTGCAAGCGTTAAAAGATGAAGTCCACTACAAATTAAGTAGTGGCTTCTTTGAAAACCGTCTGCTTGAAAGGAAACTTAACGGCAATGATGGCTGTACAGCAGAAATTCTTACCAGCAAACCCTTTAAGGGGGCTGTGGCAGATTGCCTTATCAGTCTTATTCAAGCGCCGAACTTTTCAGAAGGTGACATTTCTTTCAGCCAGTCTGAAAAAGATAAAATCTTCTCTTTGGCAAATAGCATTTACAATGCCATTGGTGAAAGCTGGAGGATAGTCGGAGAACCCTCCGTTTATATAGGAAGATAACAACCATGATTATTGACGATAGACCCAATAGACTACAGTACCTTACCATCACTCCCGGATATGAAGACGGAAACGGAGATTACCATCAAGGCGAAAGCAAATGGGAAGGTGATATACCATGTCGCAATGTTCCGGTAGGGAAAGCCGAACAAAGACAGTTTGAAGACGGTGTCGTTCGCACCTATTCCTCTGTTGTCCGTCTGGACGCTGATTGCAGGGAGTTTTCCATTGGAGAAAAAGTGAGGCTGTTTCTTCTTGGGGGTATTGTCAGAGAATGTGAGGTTAAAGGATTCCATCGTTATCAACTTTGCGCAAAGTTATGGGTATAAGGATGACAACACCGATGAGCGAAATCAACGCTTTTATCAATGCAGAAAAAGAGCGCGCTGAAAATCTGATTGTCCGCGCACTCTCCTACCTCGGAGAACTGTGTGTGATTGAAGCCAGAGACAGACCGCAAGAAGTAAGCTGGATAGACCGTTCTGGAAACCTGCGTAGTTCGATTGGCTATGCTATCGCCCACAATGGGAAAATACTCCGCTACTCGGATTTTACACAAGTAAAGCAAGGCAACGATGGAGTTAAGGAAGGCAAAACGTTTGCAGAAGAAATTGCCAGGAAATTCACGAATGGATATGTACTTGTCGTTGTTGCAGGAATGAATTATGCCGAACTTGTGGAAGCGATGGAAAGCAAAAATGTCCTCGCATCCGCCGAACTGTTCGCAAGAAAGAAACTGCCGGAAATGATGAGTAAGCTTAAAAGCCAACTTGCGCCATGATGAAGTCTGATATTGATATAAAAGATGATATTTACAAACACATCAAAGGGTCTGCTTTGGAAAAGGCTGTAACCGGAAAACTTTGTAAAGCATCTAAAAGGCCCGCCAACTCAAACAAGGAAGATATCATCATATCAATCCTAGACAATGGAAGCGGACAGATGCAGGAAGCTTTTGTAAATGTAAACATCTATGTAAAGGACAACATTCGTGATGGCGAAGCAGAAATGAATGATATGCGGTGCAGGGAACTCTGCAAAATCGCCATTCAGGTTTTGGAAACAGGGCGTGGAGAAAGCTACCGCTTCACCCTGGATAAACAAAGGGTGCTTGAGGTGAACGGAAAAAACGAACACCTCATAAACAATAAATTGTTTTACAAAGTAAATAACGAATAAAGTATGGAACTATCATGGGGGAAACCCACTATTAAGATTGGTAAGTTAGGTGATGGCGGCAAAGCTCCATCATCTTGGATTGACATCCCTACCCCGGTTGAGAATTCAACAAAGTTAACACCTACAAAAGGTACTAAGAGAGAAGCAAAAATAGAAGGTGGTGAGAACGAGGCTGTCAAATATACAGCCAACACGTATACCTTTGAATTTGAACTCCGTGCCGGCAAGGGACGTGCGAAGCCTGTTGATGATGTTGACGGTATCATTTCCGGTGAATATGCTGTAAAACTCCAGCCGGAAGACCCTACTGTTGAAGGTATTGTCATTGACCGCTCCACTATGTCCATGGAAGAAACCTTCGACACCGAAAACGGCAAGAAATGGAAATATACCTTTGATGTGCTGAAGCCGGCAACCGGCAATCAGGTAAAACACGAAGTTGTAAATTTTAGCGGTGCCGGCAGCCTGAAAGTAGTCATCTCTGATGATGGTGGAGCCGGCATGTGGAAGCTATCCACTGAAAACGACTGGCATAAAAGCGGAGTGCAGGTATTTGCAACCAAAGGCAGTGTTACCATCCAGTATAAGGATGTAAGTGGCAAAAACAAACCTACACAAACGTCTACCACCATTAAAGAAGGTGAAATCGTTGAGGTCGCAGCAAAGTACACTGCTGCCGGTTGATGGATTTTCAAACAAGTGGTGGCAGGCGGAATCAGACGCCCTTTGCAGGTTGGTGGTAAAACCTGCACCATGCAGGATTGGTGTAGTGAAAGCATACGTATTTATATATGTGGCGATGGTTTGAATCCGTCATCCTGCCCTATGAACCTTTTTTTGTTATGGAAAATAGAGAACGTATAGAAATGAGTATAGCCGATGCCATTATGGAAAAGCCGATAGGCTTCACCGTTGGTAACCGGCATTTTTCCATATACCCTCCTACCCTCGGCAAAACATACCTGCTCGCCAGATTGTTTACTGGGCTTGGTGCGGATGATAAGATTATAGTTGCTAACCCTTACATGGAAGCCCTTAGGCTATGCAGCACCAAGAAAGAGCTTGTTTGCAGAATATTATCCTATTATACGTTCAATAAAAAGACGGATATTTTTGACAATGACAAGATTATATGCAGGCAAGAATTCTTCGCAGCTAACTTGGACGTGGAAGAACTTGCCACCTTGTTTGTAATCATACTAAGCGGAGATGATGCCGAATTATACATTAAGCATTTAGGTATTGACAAGGAACGTGAAGAACGGAAACGTATTGCAGACGTCAAAAAAGATAGCGGAAGTATCACGTTCGGTGGCAACAGTGTCTACGGCACGTTAATAGACTTCGCCTGCCAACGTTATGGCTGGTCCATGAATTATGTGGTTTGGGGAATCAGTTATACCAATCTTAGAATGTTAATGGCTGACTCCATATCCACAGTTCATCTGACAGCTGACGAAAGGAAATTGCTGAATATATTCGACCCCAAAGAACGTATCAATGCAGACGACCCAAAGAATAGAGAACTGATAAAAAGCATGCTTGAAGATTAAAAAAAGACTATTTTCTCGGGTGTCTGTCAGAAAATTTACGAGCATTATAATTTTTAATGGTGAAAAACAGGACATAATCCATGTAATGTTACATGGTACTTCATAAATCGAAAAGACATATGGCAGGATTGCACTTTGACATAACCGGAGACAACTCCAATTTTCTGCATAAACTCGAAGAAACGCGCAATGGAGTACGCACCACATCCAAACAGATAGAAGAAAGCGGTATGAGCATCGAGCAGATGTTTGGACGTATGACTACTGCCGCAGCAGCATTCGGTATCAGTTTAGGAGCTAAGCAGCTCATTAGTGATATTACACGAGTACGTGGTGAATTCCAGCAATTGGAAGTTGCCTTTAATACCATGCTTGGAAGCAAAGAGCAGGCAAATACATTGATGTCCCAATTGGTTTATACTGCTGCAAAAACACCTTTTGACTTACAAGGTGTTGCCAATGGCGCCAAGCAGTTGCTCGCTTACGGAACTGCCGCAGAAGATGTCAATGAAACCTTAATCAGACTCGGAGATATAGCTTCTGGACTTTCCATCCCCTTGAATGACCTTGTTTGGCTGTACGGTACTACCATGACGCAGGGGAGGCTCTTTACCCAGGACTTGCGCCAGTTTATGGGACGTGGCATTCCATTGGCAGACGAGCTTGCCAAACAGTTCGGAGTGACTAAAGATAAGGTTGGCGAACTTGTAACAGCCGGAAAGATTGGTTTCCCCGAAGTACAGAAAGCTATCGAAGCTATGACTGATAAAGGTGGCAAATTCGGTGGACTAATGGAAGAGCAATCAAAAACCATCACCGGACAGATAAGCAATATTGAAGATGCTATATCTACCATGTTTAACAAAATAGGCAAAGAGAATGAAAGCATTATCAATAGCGGCCTTTCCGGCGTTTCATATCTTGTTGAACATTGGGAAGCTGTAGTGACTGCCATAGAATCCGCTGCTGTTGCCTATGGTACCTATAAAGCCGCTGTTATGACCGCTGCCGCTCTGCATGGTGTAGAACAAACATTAAAAGTTGATACTGAAATAGACGGATTAAAGACTCTACTTGAAGTTAAGAAACAATCCAATAACGCCGATATTGCCGCAGCAGTAGCAAGCGGAAAACTTACAGAAAGCAAAGCTGCTGAGCTTACCATGCTTCGCAAAGAGCTTGCATTGAAAATATCATCCCTTGAAACAGAAAAAGGATTGGCAGAAAAGGCGTATGCCAATGCCCTTCTAAACTTTAACACCGCAGAAAAAAGATTGCAGACAGCGCAGGATGCCGTTGACGGAATGGATGATTGGATTGCACGTGCAGAAGATTTGGGGAATACAGAGCTTGCCAATACATACCGCACAGAGCTTGCAGAAAAGAGCGTCGAACTTCAATCTGCCGCTATTGCCCGTAATTCTGCACAAAAAGCATTGAATGATGCGGCAACAAAGAAAAAATCCGCTTCGGAAGCACTGAATACAGTCACAACACAAGCTAATACCGTTGCCAACCATGCAAATACAGCTTCAATGAATATCATGAAATTGGCTGCCATACAGTTGACAAACATATTAAAGGGGATGTGGGCTACCTTAATGGCTAACCCTCTCCTACTTGTTGCAGGTGCAGTTGCCGGACTCGGATTTGCATTATATAAAGTTGCTACTGCTGAAAGTGAAGCTGAAACTGCTACTCGTATGTATAATAAAGCTATTGATGAGCAGCAGAAAAAGCAGAATGAATATAAAGACAATATAGATAGACTCATCAAAGCCATCGAGGATAATAATAGGTCTGAGGGAGAACGTCTGCAAGCATTTGAAGCATTGAAAGCCGAATATCCTACTATTCTGGATAGTCTTTTGACCGAAGCCGAATACCTGAAAGAAATCGCTAAATACAAAAAGCTCATAGCAGGCGAAGATAACAATAGAGCAAGACAATCCGATGTTGAAATACTTGAAGAAGAAAAGCGAAAACTGAAATATTTCCAAGATGTGCGCAGGGAAGGCACTTCTACTACTCTCGTTGACATGGATGGCAATGGATGGGCTACTGACAATGTTGATGATGCAATCAAAGCACAGCAGGCAATAGTCAATAAAGCTATCGCAAAAGTTGCCAGTCATGACGTTACTTCATTTCTTGGAAATATCCAAAACATGAAGGACAACGACATTGTTTCCGTTATCAACGCCATTAACCTATCATTAAAGGCGATAGGCAAGAACGGAGATAATGCTATTGCCATAGTTGCAGAACTTGGCGGAGAGTTTTCCAAAGCTCAACTCTCGACCATCAAGAATGCCCTTGAAACTGAACAAGCATCCCGCTCCAGTGAAAAAAACACAGGCAAAGAATGGATTGAAAAATATAAGAATAACTATTTGAATGCCAAGAAAGAGCTTGATAATTTTCTCAATACCGAAAACGAACTGACAGAATTCGAGTATGAAAAGAAATTAAAGGAACTCACTGAAAAGAAAGATGAAGCTGAAAAGAAATATAAAAGCGTTGGCGGCGTAACTGGGAGTAAGGCCGATAAGCAACAAGGCGACCAACTTAAACAGCAAGAACAGCTTGCCGAACAGCTTCTTTCCCTCCGCCGTAAGAACCAGCAGGATGAAATCAACCTCATGGTTGACGGAACAGAAAAGAAGCTGGCTCAGATTGACTTGGACTATCATAAAGAACTGGATGCCATTAAAAAACAGCGCAAGGATTGGGAAACGGCGCAAGGTGGAGAGCTGACCGACAAACAAAAGGCGAAGCTTGGCACATGGGCTTCCAATGCCGCTAAAAAAAGGGAAAGCGATATTGATTCAACAAGTAAAGCCAAGCTCGAAGCCGACAAAAAAGCATGGCAGGAGTATTTCATTGAGTTCGGCAACTACCAGGAAAAACGAAAGAACCTTATTCAGAAGTATGATGATGAGATTGCGAAGCTACAAACTGACAGCCCCGAATATGCCATCAAGGTAGCCGAAAAGAATCAGGCTGTAGAGCAACTGGATGAACAGTATGGCAGAACTACCCGTGCAATGGCTGATTTGTTCGAGGATGCGAGTAATAAATCCGTTTCCGCTATTCAAGACATCATAGACAAGTACGAGGCCCTTATCGAATACATGTCCGGTACCGATAAAGATATTTCTATTGCCGATTTGAAAGGAATAGGCTTTACCGATAAGGACATTGAAAAGATAGAAAAGGGGGAAATTTCCATAAAGGATGTAACTGATGCAATCAGGGGACTAAAGGATGAGCTGAAAGGTAAATCACCGTGGCAGACTTTCGTCTCTGACTTGGAGAAAGGGATAGAAGCCATAAAAAAGGGTGGCAGTGATTCCAAGAAAGTCGGTCAAGGCATCACCGATATAGGAAATGCCGTAACGTCTTTTGCTCCTGCATTGGGTGAGTTCGGTTCTAACATCGCCAACATATTCGGTGTCAGTGATTCCGCCATAACAGGAGTTACCGATGCTTTAGGAGGATTGGGCACTACAGCCATTGGTGTCGGACAAATCATGTCCGGTGACATTGTTGGAGGTGCAATGAGTGCAGTCAGTGGAATCTCTTCTGTTGTATCTGCGTTTGAAGGGTTGTTCGGTGCTGACTATTCCGATTACGAAAACATGAAAGCCCAATATGAGACATTGATAGCCATTTGGGATGAGCTTATAACCAAGAAGATGGACTACATCGACATCGACTATGGGACGGAAGCGATAAAAGCGGCAGAAGAAGCCGAACAGCTTGTAAATATTCAGATAAGCAGACAAAGGCAACTAATCAAGCAGCTTGCATCCAGCGGGGCAAGTGCCGGCTCCCACTCATTGGGATACCGTATAAATGACAGATTGTCCAAGGAGGACTATCAACGAATTTCAGGTTTAGTCGGGCAAAAGATTACAGCGGAATATCAGTTGTGGGATTTATCTTCCGAACAGATAGAAAAGATACTTTCCGATGAAAAACTGGTTTCTGTACTTGATACCGTCAACAAGGATTTTGTTACTTATTTGCAGAATATTGTAGATTATGGAGAACAACTTACCGAGATTGCACAAAAAGAAAAAGAGGCTATTACTGGAATAGGCTTCGATGAGTTTAAAAACGGTTATGCTGATTTGCTTTCTGATTTGGACAGTACCAACGAGGACTTTGCAAATAATTTTGAGAAGTATTTGCAGAAAGCCATCTTCCAATCACTTATTGCCAATGAGTACAAGGACAAAATCAAAGAACTGTATGATGCGTGGGCGAATTACGGGAAGGATGGTCTGTCTTCCGATGAAGCGCGAGAAATTCGTGATATGCAGGCGCAATTAACAGATAGTTTGCTTGCAGAACGAGAACAGCTAATGAAAGATTTTGGATGGTCTCTTTCTACCGAGCAGCAGTCAGCTTCATCCAAAGGCTTTCAGGTAATGAGTCAAGATACCGGCGAAGAGCTGAACGGGCGGTTTACGGCATTGCAAATATCTAATGAAGAAATAAAAAATACGATGTTATCCATGCTTACAATTGCAAATACAATATCTATATCAGTTAATAATAATGGCATTATCCTTGCCGAAATTAGAAATCTTGTTATAACATCGAATGATTATCTTGATAATATTGCTGTATACACAAAAAAAATACTTGAAGAGTTTGGCAGTAAGCTTGATAACATAAATCAAAACATAGCAAAAGCATT